CTCTCCAGGCTTACGTGGCTTCCAATTAACAGCCTCATACAATCTTTCAATGACACTGTATATAATTTTATTAAACATTAACTCCTTGTCAACGATAATATCTTGCGCAAATTCTTCCGGATAGTAATATTTGTATGCAAAACACTTTATGCCATATCTATTCGGTTGTTTAGCATAAAAATACCTCACCTTATCTCCAGAGTTAATTGTCTCATACTTGTTTCCGAGACTATTTTTATCAATTAACATATTATAGTAATATGCTGCCTTTGCGTGTATAGGCATACCCTTATATGTGCTAAATCCATTACACTTATCAATAACATTACCATAATCATCTCTTTTCTCTGTCTTGTAATTGCTTATTCCCATCGTAAACGCAATGTCTTCTACTGGTAAGCTTGCAAAAACTTCATATGCTTCATTCAATAAAATATTCGTCTTATTATAGTCTTTAGTCAGGAGCATTTCTTCAATAATCTTCTTAACATAAGGCTTAACTGTATTAGGCATTGTAGTTCTGACAACCTCAACACCTGTATACTTAAACTTATCGACAGATATACCTTCATCGTCTAGTATGTGTAGAATATAACGCTTCTTTTGAAGGAACAACCCAACATCAGCAATTGTTTCTCTCTTAAACACAAATCTACAATCTTTTGAATTTAAATTGCGCTCACCCCATGCTTTAATCTCAGTATTCAAGTGATCCTCAATCTCTTGTACTAATTGTTTTGTTTCTTTAGTTATTTTTCCATGGCTCGTCTTAAACTGTATACCTAACCGATCAATTAAATCCTTAATCGTTATGTATACCGAATCTGTATCGTTATATACAATAGGATTATACTTCTCCATATGCTCATCAGTCAGTCCGCATCTATTCTTAATATACTCAGTTAGTATTTTATTTGATTGCTTAATAACTGATTGGCCTGTTAATGTAATTGATCTAGATATATCTCGATCACCCATAGGTGCATGTTTATTTCCGAAATATCCATACACTGTGTTAATAAAAATCTTAATAGTAAATTGCTTAATATTAAGCTTGTTGATCTTATCCTTAAGCTCCGGTACATCTGGATGATCATCCTCTAAGTTAGCTAACTGACGCTTATATTTCGTCATTTGCTTCTTAATAATTACCCGCTGCTTATAGAAGTTATCAACAATCTGTGGAAAAATACCTTTCTTTCTCTGTGAGAATAAAACTTTCGCTTTTGATATAGATAGCTCACACTCTTTAACACCTTTATAGAAATTATCTCTCGTCAATATATTTGGACTACCTTTAACTTTGTTGAGTAACACATTTCCATCAGATTGTACTTCAATATTACCGACTTTTGTCTCCGGAGATAAGTTTAATGAAATCATTACATTCGGATATAGACTATTAGCGTCAAACGATACAATGCATTCTTGAAATCCTTTTTGAGGCTCACTTACATAAGCTCCTTCAAACTTTTCATGCTTTCCTATACTCTTTTCAAATGTAGGTACAACAACATCATTTCTTCTAGCTTCAATAACACCTGCACCGGTAATTACGTTGAGAGTACCCATAGCATTCTCAAATGGTGTTAGTCCTGTATATGCAAGCATTCTAAGAAGCTCAATATATCTCAACTTCTCTTCCATCCCTACAAGCAACCTAACGTCTTGAATGTTGTATTCAACAAATGTCTGCCAATCACTATCAGCTAGGCTGGATAAATTAGTATTACCGTAATCTAACTTCTTCTCACCAAGTTCGTATTCCGCAATCGCATCGAGTTTATACGACTCTCTCATGCCCGGTGAGAACTTCTTATACACATCAAGATAATCTACACATGACATTCCTTTAATATGCCAGCGAACATTATATTGACCGAACTGTGATACCATATCTCTACTATATATGACATTAACAGGGGACAAGCTTTGAGCTACATCTTCACCTAATACTTTTGTAATACGATTAACGAGATACGGTATATCAAACAATTCTGAGTTCCATCCAGTCAATATATCAGGATAGTCAGAGCGAATATATCGTACAAACCCTAATAGTACTTCACCTTCAGTTTTACAATTCTTATATATAACATCAGGGTTAGTATTCTTATACTCTCCTAGTCCCCAGCTATAATATTTTTCATCTACACTATCGTATACTGTGATTACGTTGACAGTGTCAGGCGCTTTTTCTGGTACCGGGAACGCCCCCGGGGAATATGTCTCGATATCTAAAAAACAAACCTTAATTGGGAACTTTGAAAAGTCATCTGTGTCACATATACGCCAATACTCATCAATTAGGAACTGCTGCGGGGCACCGATCTTCTCAAATAATCTAACAACCTCATTGCTACCGCCCTTCATGCGGTCTATAGCTTCTCGACGCTTATATTCGTTCGTGAATTCCTGCTTACGGAGACGCGTTTGATATAGCGACATTTTATCCGACTTTCTAGGTGTATTAGTTTCCACATAGAAGTATGGCCGGAACGGAAGGTCGAAATGAACACGTTTGCCCGCTTCATCCCAGGTATACAGACGCATTGTCTGTTCCCTACTCAAATATACAACGTTGCGATACACTACCTATCAATTATATAGGAACTATTGGTTATCTGCAAGCGAATTTAACAATGTTCTTTCTGGATGTTTATACGGGTATTTGTACAACTGCTGATACTTGTCAATATTCTCGTCCAGCTCCAGCCAGCGTGTATCGGCTATTGCTCTAGCATTGTCTGAATGCTTCATATATGGAGATTTATGACCGACAAGTCGTTTAATTTGATCAATAAGCTCATCACCAGTATTAAACTTAAATGGTGCATTCTCATATGTACATAAATCCTGGCAAATAGCAGGTATACCGTGACAACATGCCTCAATATATTTTAGATCACTTTTGGCTCTGTTGAATGTATTGTCAATCAATGGTGCAATGAACAAGTTTGGTCTTGCGTCCTTTAATAGTTGTGGATATTCATACAATCTAGACCAATTATAGAATTCGATCTTACCGCAGGTAACCAAATCGGTTAACGGTAAGGGATGTGCACCTAAGAACACCCATTGATAGTCGTCTACGGTTCTTCTTATTACATCAACAACATGATGAAAATCATCCTTTTGACCAACCCTGTTATCAACATCAAAATGGGCACCTGATGCAGAGTAAACTATACGTGGCTTCCTTTTATTCTTGTGGAAATTGCGCTCTATAGCTCCCTTATCATAATACTCACCCATCCACCACTTTGGAGGGTAATTCGGTATAACTGTTACGTTTTTATTACCGGTCTTATCGCGGTAATATTCTTGCATAAACTTATTTGTACAAGTAATTTCATCAACCTCTTGCATAATGGTCATGGCTGATTCTCTAATCTTCGGATCTGTAAATGCAGGCTTAAATTTATTATAGTCTGGTATATCTTCACCAAATACAATATCATCAATCTCATAAATGATATTAAATGGCGTCTTTTCTCTAAATTGTTTTAATAATCTGACAAATTGAAGCTGATTCTCTGTAGCTTGTCTTTGCAATCTAACAGTTTTAGTGTTCTGATAATACCGTTCATCTAAAACCATCATCGTAGTACTATGAATTACGGCTTTTTGATGTGCGTTTAATAAATGTTCTGGCCAAATCATCCGCCAAAATCCACAACCGCTATAATCTGCCAAGTAATTAATAGATCTGTCGAAATCTTGTTCCGGAGAAGGTGGAGGAGGCTCGACCGGCTGTTGTGCTACCACCGGCATCCCGAGTGGTGCTCCAAACTGACTTATACCAAGTGGGGGGGCTGGAATAAACATGATCTGTTTTTACTTAAGCAGTAGCTTCACTAAATTCTACGCGACGAGTGATACCATTTTCCTTCTCGAGAAAAATAACACTACCTTCATTCTTGTAATGTGTACCTATCTTCACACTCTCCTTTCTATGTGAGATAATCATAATAGATTCACCGTATTTGTCTACTCTCTCCCTAAGAATATTAAGGACAAGGTCAACACCTCGTTCATCTAAACTCGAATCTAACAACTCATCGTATACAGAGAAATTATATGCCACGTTTCCTTGCAATCTACGAATATCCATAAACGCAAACAAGCATGCTAAATCTATATTCTTTCTCTCTGCACCACTAAAATTGAAATATGAACAATACTTACCCTTCTCGTCAATAATATCTTCCTCAAAGTATTCATTAAACATACATATACAATTAGAGTCCATCTTGTTGAGATAGTAAGCCAGCTTATGATTAAAAACTTGTAAGATCTTCTTAACAATGTATGATTTAACGCCCTCCTCAGAAACGATAAACTTAACAACGTCTAATACACTAAGTCTGGACTTTCGCGTCTCTACCTTACCCTTAATATCACTAGTTCGCGAACTTGCTTCATCAATTAAATTATCAAACTCACAACTAGTTTGAGCTAACTTCTTAAACTCTTCATCGATCTCATTATTCCATGACGTCAACTGCTCGGTCCGCTTTTCACTATCTATACTTTCCTTAGTCTTTTGTTTATGCTCTGTCAATAATTCCTTCTGATTGTCTCTTGCGGTCATGAGTTTAATCTTAAGATCGTGAACTGTTTGTAAGTTTGTCTTACAATCGTCAATCTCCGATTTGAGATTTTTCATCTCAAGAAGAATATCCTCCTTCTCACTATCAATCATGCTCCTATCATGCTCAGACACAGGCTTTAGACAAACCGGGCAAGTATCATCAGCAGTACCTATTTTATTTCGCTCATCATTTTTAAACGATACTGTTGTCTTGCATGTTGACATCTTCTTATTAATTTGTATAGCCTTCGCTTCATAATTATTAATATGTGATGTTAACGTCTCGATTGATTTTAATATTTTATCAACATCAATTGATTTTGTGTCAAATATTTTCTTAGCTTCCTTTTCAAGCTCTTCAACATTATCTTCATACCGACCTTCCAACTTCTCTCTTCTCTCTACACTTCTAGTTGTCTGAGATAATTTTTGTTGCTTCAAGCTCTCAATATTTTTCTCAGACTCTTCAAATCGAGCAACTTCAATATCACAGTCTCTCCTTACATCATTATATTCTATGCGTACACGCTTAAGCATTTGACTAAACACTTCCAGATTAAAAATACCTTCAATAAACTTTCTCTTCTCTACCTTTTTCTTAGCCATGAAGGGAATTGTATTATTGATAGTCATAATAACACAATTCTGAAAAACTTCTTGGGTAGTGTTTAGTAGATTGCAAATATAATCCGATGTATTGGCAATAGAATCACGAGTCTTATCTTCCCCGTCAATATAAAGGTTACATCTTGACGGTTCAAGCATCCGAATAATTTTTACGCTTTGTGATTTATTATTCTCATCAACAATATTCATATCAACCTCAACGTGACACCCCTTCATGTTAATATTGTTAACTATATTTTCTTTTTTTAGCTCTCTAACAGTGCTTCCAAATATAGCAAAGTGAATCGCATCGGCAATTGTAGATTTACCTACGCCATTTCGTCGGTCCTGTTTATCCTTGTTTAAACCGGTGATAATATGAAGTCCTCTTCCGAATTCAACAACGACCGGTTCGTCACCAACGGAAAGAAAATTAACAATAGAAATCTTCTCGAAATTTACATACTTCATGTGTTTTAATTATATACTATACGATTGGAATTTCTACGTGCATTGTCTGTACACGTCTAGAGTATAGTCACTTACGGTCTTTTTATTATCAATGTCCATGAGATTGATAAACTCTTCTATAGCTGTTTTGACATCAATCCCGGAAAAATCTGTTTTATTGTCATCGTATAAATTGTACTTGTTAAAATTGACTGAATAATCGACATTGATAGACAAGGGTTTTAATAATAACAGCTTATTTAGCACTATATCAACTTCGTCTGGAGATATATTTTTATCAATAATGAATTTAATGAAATTACCCTTAAAGTCTTCTCGCACGCTGTCGGTAATCTTACCTATTGCTACTAGTTCTGATAAGAGAACCTTTTTATGGCGCGGTGAACCTAAATTTTCAGTAAACTCAAATACACCTGTCGGTATATCCAAAATATAATATCCCTTATCACTCCCGACGTCTCCAAAATCCATTTGAAACGGATTACCGAGATATAATATTGTACCTTTGTCGTAGTATCTCTCGTCACGTAAGTGAAAATGTCCTGAAACTATCAATGGAGATTTCAATAATAACTCTTTAGCGCTAAGACCGACGTCACAAATCTTAAATGAGTTTTGTTTGAACGACGAGATCTCAAAATGTCCAAAAATAATATCACACACCGGTATTTGATCCAATGTAGTACCCCATGGACAGAATGTAATCTTCTTACCATATTGAGTTGTTGTCTCCAACGAGTCAGCTATGATAACATTATTCCATCCTCTAATAATTGAGAGTGAATTTACATCAGATCTATCCTTATAGTAAGCATCGTGATTACCTACTAGCATCACGATGTTAAAATCCTTCCATAAGCTTAATACTTCACTGACAAAATGAATAGTATTAACAGCTATCTCATCTCTATAATGAAAGAAGTCACCACTAATAACAATATCAGTGATACCCTTTGACTCTAGCTCAGTAGTGAGCCATTTAGCCCACTTAAGTGTAATATCATGCCATTGTGCGCTATTTTGATGTACCCCAATATGTATATCACTTATGCAGCAAATCTTTGATGAGTTAAAACTTATATCCATTAATCGTCGTCTGTTGGATTACACGGATCGATGTACACTTGAGAATTCTGATCTTCATTTAATGTGTCTCCATAAAAAGCTTCTTGATACTTTGTTATTGTCTCTCTATGTTTCTTCTCCTTCTTAATTCTATTAATAAATGCATGAAATGCAATTGTTGTAAAATATGAGAAGGGATTATTCTTTGTACTTACATCGAATTTCTTGTTTCTAATTGCGGAAAACATTTTTAAGATTGCATCCCCTATCATTTCATCCTTGTAGGAGTAATTGATAAAATTTGGTGCGAAACTTAGACCGGTAGCTATTTTAAGCAGTGATATCGACAACACGTCAGGAATTATTTCCGTTTCATAATAAGTTTTAATCTGATTATAGAAATCTGTCGCGTTAACATAATGATCTTTAACCGGCTTCTTACTCTTGGCGCGCTTCTTCTTAGGCGCCTTCTTCTTCTTAGGCGCCTTCTTAACTGCTTTCTTAGCTGCCTTCTTAGCTGCCTTCTTCGGTGATTTCTTAGCTGCCGTCTCTTTGGCCGCCGTCTTGTTCGGTAATCTCTTTGATGCCATAATTAATTTTTTCCTTTTTATACAACTCTATTCTTTTAAGTAAGTGGCGCTCACCATATTGAAGCTTATCGCCTATATCAAAAATAATAAGCTTAGCTTTATTCTTATGTAACCTAAGACCTCTACCGATTGACTGAATCGTTTTAATCTTAGCTTTACCGCCACTTCCAAATACAATATAATGTAAATTCTTAATATTGACTCCTGTCGAAAATATTTTTGAAATTGCTACAACAATAACATTATCTTCAACCTCCATTATTTTCTTAACCCTCTCCCTATCTTCAACAGCAACCTCTCCTCTAATGAAATATATCTTCTTACCAGGACAATTACGCTGTAGAGTTCTCTGTAAATGTTTACCGTGGTCAATATAGTCAACCATGATTAGTGCATTGCGGTCTAACTGCCTACATAGTGATGTAATAATATTATTTCTAAAATTATTAAACATAAGAAAGTTCATCTCTACTCTATATCTCTCTGACGGGGATGTAATATCAACCGGATATTTTGGTTGACCTATATAATTTAATCGCAATACCTGTACCTTGACATCAGAAATATACTTCTCGTCTCTCAACGCAGCACTATCCTTCTCATATATGATAGGTCCAATTTTACCTATTATATTCCATTGATCAATTAATTCCTCAGGCATGGTGCCAGTAAAACCAAATCTATTTGATGTGTGAATTAATTTAAACAACTTATTAACCTTATTAGATTGACGGAGCTTGTGAACCTCATCAACTATACATACATCTACGTGCTTAAGCCACTCAATATTACTCTTACTACTCTGTAGTATGCCTAAGTTACATATAATAACATTTGCTGATAAATCGATTTCATTCTTACCAGTCCATTTTGAAAAGTTAAACTTAACACCGTAATCATCAAAATCTCCATACGTCTGATTTACTAACCCTAAGTCTGGTACGATGAGTGCACACTTAAAGTTTTTATTTGAATCAAACATCGATTGCAATAAAGTAGCAATAGTTAGTGTCTTACCTCCAGCTGTAGCCAGAACAACAGTACCTCTACCATTATTGATACATCTCTTAACAATATCTCGCTGATATCCTCTTAGCTGTAAATTAAGGTCTGATATGTCTGATACATTAATATGCGGCCTTATCATCTCTGTAAACGTCTCAGTACATAATACATTAACATCACATTGTGTCTCAGTTATGAACTTTTGTATCTCATCATACAATCCAACACTAAATCTACCGGCTGGTGTTATAGCGTACTTTCTGGCGCTGGCCCATCCACCTCTAAACCGAGCAAACTTAGCTGCATCATTTACAACCGAAAAATGTTCACGAATCTCATCAAACATACCTCCAGAGACTATACCCTGCCGGCGGCCTTTATCCCAATCAAATTTAATCGTCATCATTGTAATTCTAATTTCATTATATCACAAATGTTCTTTATATCCCACGTCATACTATTAAGAGTTTTGTCTGTCTTCTCTAAAAACTCAATCAATAACTCTGTTTCACCTATTTGATTGTTTATATCCTTAATTGTATCCATGTCCTTAACTCTATTCTCTGCTACGGGGATGCTAAGCTTGACAGGACTCTCCTCTATTATCTTACGTACTGCTTTATCTATAATCTTTCTTCGGTTGTATATTATATCTCTCAACTTAAGCTTACATCTAATCTGACGACCAGCCCATTTATGCTTAATACCAGGAAGCATCATTTGCTTATCCCTCACGTTAAACTCATCTATATATACATCTTGAGTTAATTCTTCAATATACTTGGAGAGAGTATCCATTACTACGATAAATAATAACATACAATGTCGTACTTTGCAAATGTTTTTAATGGAATCTTAGAAGATACTATAAATGAGATGACAACTTCTACGGCTGGTGTAGGTGGAACCACTTCAGATCAGTTCTCTAGCGATTTCTATGCACCGGGAGATGCACGCATTCCGAAAGTATTGGGACAGAAGGCTAAAAAGAAGACTAAGAAGAAGAAGAAGAAGGCTAAGAAGAAGACTAAAAAGGAATCAAAGATTCCGGTAATAACAAGAGGTAGACCTGAATTAATGTTTAAGTAAATACCTCTATGGATATAGGCCATTGGAAATGTGATTGTGACTGGGCTACAGATTGCTTCGGATTTATATACGAGATACAAAACATCCAAACAGGCAAGAAGTATATAGGTAAGAAACAAGTTCAAAGAACTCTCAAGCGCCCACCTCTCAAGGGCAAAAAGAATAAGCGCCATACAATTATGGAATCTGACTGGAAAGAGTATACCGGAAGTAGTAACAAGCTAAATGAAGATATAAGCCGGAGTGGAAAAGAAAATTTTGCTTTCACTATTTTGAGATTGTGCTATAATAAATGGGAACTGAGTTACTTTGAAACAGAATTACAATTTAAATTGGGCGTGTTACTGTCGGATGAGTACTATAACGGGATTATTAATTGCCGGATAGGTAAGAAACCATCACATAAATGACAATCAAATTACCAATACATAATATCAAAATCTTTGACTTCCTGACAATATTTAAAAATGATATCGAAGCTGATCTTCTAAATGATTTACATGAATATAAATTAATCAAGGATGGTATATTTAGCATTAAGAATAAGGACGTAAAAAAATTAATATACCATCACGTCATATACGGTCTCTGTGAGCATGTCTTGTCTCTCAGGTGTAAAGAGCGTGTCCTTGTATATTACTGTACCTCGATTGTACCTGGTAAACATATACACAAATTTACCGAATATGAGCCGCTACAAAAATTCATGAATAAGCTGATTTTGAAGTTGATTAAAATATTGCCAATCAAATTTATGTACGAACATATTACCTTCAATATTCTAAGAAATGATATAAAACATCAAGGTGAATATGCCGAATTAACCTGCGCGGCTAAGCAAATCATAGAAAAATTTGACATAAGTAAATATTCGTTCAATAAATTGAGATACTTTACTAACAAATACGATCTGCAATTTCTATCGACAAACTATTTTAAGAAAGTTAAAAATAAGCAGTTGATTTTATCGTGACTAACGATTAAGGTCTTAAGACCGCTGTTACCCAGACCTGACATTTGCTCTCTAAGGATCCAAATCACTATTATTTAGATAATTGGTATTTAGATTGTCAGAATTGGGTGTTCGCGGAATAAATACTTATTGACATGGGAAAACTTGATGATTTTATTACTAGATATACGGATACTTATGATATTCGCTTAAGTGAAGATACTCTGCCTCTACCAGGAGAGGAACTAGCAGCTGCACCTCTAGCACCCGTACCACCCGTAACACCCGTTGAAACTGAAATTGAGAAAGTGGTAAAAGAAATTACTCCCGCTGCGTATGCTAGTCATGTTGAGGATATGGTAATGATGCTTCGAATTGGAATGAAAAAAGGTATTGATTTTAGATTAAACGAAAGTCGATTAGAGAGACTTTTTGATGAAAAGCCAATTACCGGAGAACATGATGATGAAGAAAGTAATGTTGAAGCTCTTCACCAAATAGTTAGAGATATAATTAGAGATTACGCGTACGATGTCGACTAATGAAGACTTTTAACCAATATTACAAACTCGTTAACGAAAGTAATAGCTCTAAATTAAATACACATTTGGAGCATCTCGAAGATGAATTGCTTAACTTCGGAAAAGAAGGCGCTACACGAATAATTGAATTTATCAAAGGGATGACAGCTTCTCTTGAAGGTAGTTCCAAGAAATCATATAACTTCACAACTAAATGGGATGGAGCTCCTGCCATTATTTGTGGTACTGATTCAATCGATGATAAATTTTTCGTAGGAACAAAATCCGTTGGTAATAAAAACAAGCCAATTCGCATTAAGATGATACACGTAGATGATGCTAACGGTGCACCGTGGATCCGCAAAACTAAGAATAGTGGTAATAAGGTACTCGATATTGACTACTGGTATGACAAACAGCCCGGGTTAAAGGAAAAAATACAACTCGCGTGGGATTATTTACGCCATTTAAATCTTAAGGATTTTATGCTGCAAGGGGATCTGTTATATACACCCGGCAGTATTAAAACGGCTAGAATTCCTGATTCAAGTGGTAATGTAACTGAATATATCAAATTCAGAGCAAATACAATAACATATGCTGTTCCAACAGATAGTAAACTAGCGCGTAAAATCTTAAAATCAAAAATCGGCATCGTATTTCATACAATGTATATTGGCGACTGGGACAACATTACAACTAAATTTGATTTTGATAAACATTTATTAGAAGTACAAGATGAAGGTGATCCCGAAGCACCAGGTATTCTATATAAGGGTATTTGGTTTGATGATGCTAATTTTAAAGATGTAAGCGGGCAAGTCAAACTAACAGACGATGAATCAAAAGATCTTCATATGAAGTTGCAAGAAGTCGTGAAATATCATGGACAAACCGGAGATGTATATAAATTTCTTAAGGGTGATGAGTGTAAAGATTTAGCAGTTGAAATGAAAGCGCATATTAACTCCATTATTCGAGATAGAGGAGCATTCGAGCGAGATCCTAGCGAATGGGCTAATCAATTCACGGAGAGATATGTACAACGAACAGAAGCTGGGATATCAAAGCTTAAAACTGAAGCAGGTCAAACAAGGAAAAGAAACGAACTACAATATTGCGTTAATTTTATTGAACAAAATTTAGACGATATACATAAGTTCTATATTTTATATCTATTAGTTATTGATATGAAGTTAGTACTTATGAATAAGTTGCAAAGGCTTAGTATGTTAACAGATACATTCATTGAAAATGAAGATGGTACATTCTCTGTGACGGAGCCTGAGGGATATGTAGCAGTTGACCATGACGGATCTGCAGTTAAGATTGTTGATAGATTAGAATTCAGCAGATTAAACTTCATGCCAAAGAATTTTGGATAAGATATGAGATTTGACACACTATATGAGGATACGATACGTAGAGTTCTTTTTGAGAAGAAGTCAGTACGCATTGCTCTACTTCCTGGCGGGTTTAAACCACCTCATAAAGGACACTTCGAAGCGTTAAAGCATATTATTAGTGA